CTCCCGGGAGCTCTTTTACCTAGGACTTACAAGTTCTTCCTCTTTCGAGAGCAAGAACTTACCTAGGATGTAAAAAGCCTCCACTACCTTGGTCGGTTACTAACCGATCTGAATCCACTTCGTCCGCAAGCCGACTTTAGGCCTGTTAGGATAGAAGCCTGACGCCCAATCGGGCATCTGGTTAGGGTCCTCCAGAATATATTGGAGGATGGATTCATAACCATCTCTTGAGATCTTGGATCCAACAGTAGTTGGTACCAAGGCCTTGGTTTCGTATCGATGCAATATAGTATTGTACCGAACTATTCCAGGCGCGTATACACCCTTACAAAAGGTGTGCATCGCAAGAGACGCCTGCTCGCTTTTAGTTATGGGTATCTTAAGCCCATCAGGCGAGAAAAGACCGCAGCTGGTGTTCCAATATCCAGCTTTGTGAAGGTTGTTTCCAACCTCTACAAATCTTACGACGGTCTCAGGCTTTTGCACTTCGTAGTCCAAGTCACGTATATAGACTGGTGACACATCAACGCCGTTATAGGCGTCGATACCACAGGATTCGCGGAAAATACTTCCCGGAACTGTTGCACCATGTGACTTGTCCACGTTAACCTTCAGCCCCCACAATTGGAGGGCCTTGGTTACTGGCTCATATATTTCTGTAGGTACGATGATATCATCACCATATACAGTAATATACTGTGACGCTTCCTTGAAAGTTCGCGGTGTTACCGTTAACTTTCGTTCATGATGCCACACTGCTACGCATATTGCATAGTAGCATAGCGATTGAACTGGAAATGTTACAGCCGAACCCTGGTGAGAAAACTTTCTCATCTTTCCTTTAATACACTTCTTCTTTTTAGCACCCTTGAATGGGACTTCCAAGTCGATAGTATATTCTAGCGCACGACAAGCCGACAAGGCTTGAAGTATACTAGGGTTAGATGCGAAAACTTCTTCAACCAGTGTACAAGACAACAGATCGCTCGCAGACGAAAGATCAATTGTGGCTAAGGAACCATCAATTGAACCTTTCAGAGCAGCGGCTTGTGACATAGCTTGGTTCTGAATATCAACAGAACCACATGTCACCCTTACGAGGTTTCTTGTTAAGAAACCTCGTACGGCCTGTTGGCAGTACATCCTCGATGTCGATTCCGTGCCAATAATCCTTGGACCTTTTAAAGTCTTAGGGACGGCTATGATTTTAACAGGGTAATCCCTGTCACTAAGCTGGAGCTTACCATTTCGGTAGTCCTCCAGAAAATCATATGAAGAGTAATTAACCATTCCGAATTCACAGAATGGGAAAATAGTCTCCAAACGGTTAGACCAGCTGGCGAAATCATAACGATCTCCCCACCTGGCATCTGATGTTGCGCCACTTCCGTGGCTTGGCATCAGATCATCGAGAGTGAGTAGTGGAAACGACGTTGAAATATAACGAAAGACAGAGGCCATGGATCTCTCCAGGCTTATTCTATCGTTACAATCAACCGTATTGCCAAAATGCTTGGCTATCCTCATAGTCTGTTCCTCAACTGAGTTACCGGCTTTGAGTATATTAGGATCTTCATATGTCCCTTTAGTAGTGACATACTGAACCCTAGGATACGATGTATCAAGAGGATCTTTCCATACAGGAAAGGAGCCCTCTTGAACAGTCGAATCAAGTCTCTTGAAATCTTCAAGAGCTTGATTAGTTACTTCCACCTCACAATCCCTTACAATTTTCTTAAACATAAGCAAAAGTTGCCTAATGTATTGGACAATTGTGGGATCAGGTTCGGACACGACGTTACCGTCTTCGTCATATAATTTCACAAATAGTTCGTGAAAAAGACGAGGAAGATTAGACTTAGGCAACCGCCCAAGGCTTAGTCTCAGTGTCGATAGGCATACATAGCCATCCGACAAACTGCGGTCGACCAATTTCGCGGCATTCGGGAAGTCTTGGTAGACTACCCGTAAACCACGTGTATTGACCAACGTCGCTATCTGAGAGAGGTTCCGTGAGGAACCTTCCTTCGATAGGCCAGCATACACAGATTGATCTTGTAAAATCTCTCTGTACGTGCGTAGGATGAGTTTGACTTCCTTTTTCATGATAGGTACCTTTCATAGGGTATGTATTCATGGAAGGCTCGCCAAACACCATCGTGCCGATGATCATCGATAAAACGACGATCACTAACATTATGCGAAGCATAGTGTTACCTCTTCTTTATGGCATCAGTTGATGCTTTAAGAAGCCCGATCGGCGATCGCGGCAGCGTTAGCTGTCATGAAAGCGCCGAGAGCAGCATTGAGGTTCACCACTTTCGTGGAGTCCTGTTTTGCTGCTTCTGATACGATCCGTGTGAAAACACGATTCTTATCAGTCGGTACGCCATCTACATAGTCAGTAGCCCAAAGGGTTACGACATGTGCCTCACCTTTTCCATTTACGGGAAGGGTATGGCCGATTTGCAATTGCAAATCGAGAGTTGCGCTGCGATAGAAGAACTCCGAAGAGTAATTCGACTCGCGAACGCGGTTGAGGTCGTAGGCGACTGCATTATATGTAATGCTGATAGTGTTAGCTAGCATGGAAGTTGTCCCTTTCTTGGGATGAGTGCACATCTTAGCGCGTGCGTTACTCGGTGAAAGTTATTTATCACCGATTGCTGGTTGACCCAGTCTTATTGGACCTATCAATTTCTGATGGCTTTCCTTTTTCCCGTTAAAGCTAGGGAAGAAAGAATACCCATCTGATAGGTTGACAATAGAGGAAGCTCTATTGCAGGTAAGGCGTAAGGTACAGCCCTGACGTGTCTCCTTTTCCTGTCATACGACACGGTAAAGGATGTAGGCCCAGTGATGTTTTGTGACCACTTAGTCACATCGACACTGGCACTATAAGTAGTGTGAGTCATAAGGTTTAAATCCTTACGATTCCACCTGACACGTCCACGCGTTGAGTTGATGATGTCACCGAAGTTGGTGAACCAGTCAACCATCCATGAAAATGGGAAGGCATTCCAAGCAGTATCTAGGTTTAGATACAGCCCAAATGTTAAATCCCTAACGAGTTTGTCATAATCCTCCGTTTTTAATGGGAGGGGATCGACTAACTCGATATCCATGGTATACCAAGATGTAACTGTCCGCGTCATTATTGTCGGATTGGTGGTTACTAACCAACCTTTCCCAAATACCCCAAAACGGCCATACAAATCTGCATGATCGTTCCACGGGTATTTTTGAACAGTAGACCCAAGCTTACGTTTAAGCTTTTGTCCAGCGGCTGCTTTTTTAAGAATTTGCTCTTGTTTATCCATCGCTCTCGCGAATGAATAGAGTTTGAGCAAATCATCAACCATGGGTTTAAATCCAAAGTTGTAGGCGAGATTAGTCTCACCTAAAGCAGGTAATACATCTGAAAGCTTTTCGTCCTTGCCTTTGGCAAGATAACGAATCGCTTTGCGAGACTGCCTTATTAGTTCCGGTAGATCCCTGAGTTCAAAGATGAACAAAGGAATATCTATCTGCGGGCTGTTGGGATTGGCGTTGGAAAGCGCCTGTGCCGCCAGCATGTCCCAGTTAGGGACATCACTACTAAGAGCAGGAGATGATGGTATTCCTACCCCTAAGTGACAGTTCACAAGTTTGAACCACTCACTGTAGGGATTTCCTGGGTATAGTTGTTCCCAAGAACAGGAATATATTGGAGCGGGAGTAATTCGAAAATTATCCAACTCCAATGGTCCATCCGTATATGGCCAGCCATGATAGTCCTTCGAAATCTTAAAGAAGTTTCGATGGGAAGGGCATGAATAATAGCCCGCTATCATGTCATAATTATACCAGCGATGGGAAGTTCCCACGCCAGTATTAGTGCCATAAAACGATCTCTCGCGGTATGTACGTGACAATAAATAGTCCTCGTAATAGGGACCGGAATGGACACCGAAGTGCTGACCCCTCGAAAGAGGGG